ATGCCATAGCAGGCTTGCCAGCTCGTCTATAGCTCCCAGCGGCTGTACTGTCTTGTCGAATACTCTAAGCTCCATACCGTCACACTCCTAAAAATTCCTTGCTGTAGAATATGGATACTTCCAGAGAATTTACGCCGCTGGCTGCATCATACCTAAACATATTGTCGCCTATGGCAAGCTGCATAAATGTACTGTCTACATCAATGTAGCGGAAATAGTCGGTTTCTACGCCGTCCCTTATCAGCTTAGCGCCCTTGCTGCCGTACTTCGTGTTAATCTCTATCACGTCGCCCGTTTTCATAGTGGCGTTAATCTGTATAAATTCCTCGGTATCCACATTAAGCAGTATCGGGTTTGAAACTGTCCCCAGTGCTGTAAACCTTATCCTCATTCCTGTTGATACGTCGCCCTCGTTGTAGCAGTCCACTATTACGCTTTCCGCTCGGTATCCGTATATCATGCTCTTTGTGCTGTCCTTTTCGATAACGCAAGGGAAATGCCACGCAGCCACCCAGCTTGCTATATCCTCTTTTGTTTCTTCCTCTTCCCGCCAGAACGGGTTAAGGCACTCTATTTGTAAATCAAACTCATAAAGTACCTCTTTCTTTAGTATCTTAGGCTCTCCATACGCCCTGCAATCAATCACACGCTTAAAGCCGCCGTACTCATACACCAGCGTAGCGCTAAGCTCTGGGTTAAATATCTTAAGCATACGGCGGCGCAGTTCCAATGCCTGCGCCTTGTCCCGTGTGTTGATATGTCCCACTACGTCTATGTCCCTCGCCTCGATACGCTGCCCTACGTAGGTGTCGCCGTGCTGTCCCATACTGTTTGTGCTGTAAATGACGCTCGTAACGCCGGAAATGCCCTCTACGTCTTTACTTATATTGCAATGGTATACGCTGTCTACTCCCAGCTCTAACCGCTCGCCCCTTGAATTTATGTAAGTCAGTTTTTCATTTTCCATGTGTTACACCGTCCTTGCTATCATTCTGAACTGTCGGGCTGCCTCTTTCTGCTGTTTTGCATAGTCCGTGGTATTCGCATAAATATACTGATTGACAACTACGCCGCCTGCTGCACTGCCGCCGCCTCTCGGCTTTGGCTTTTGGTCGTCGTTATCATACTTAAATTCATTGCCTACATTTACCTTTGCGTCTACGTCAAACTCCTGCGGTACGCTGTCCTCAATCATTTTCTTAACGCCGCCGATTTCATTAGAAAAGCCAACGCCGATACCCTGCGCCAGATATACGCCGATTTCGTCACGCATCAGCTTAGACGGGCTGGCAATTCCAAATAAATCCTTAAGGAAGTCGGTAACATTGCCTACCCAGCCGCTTATTTTGTCTTTTATCCACCTCGTAGCGCCGCTTATGCCGTTCCAGATGCCCTCTACCATGTTTTTACCGAACCCAGCAAACGTACTGCCAATATTCTTAAATACGTCTGTTATTCCAGTAATTACATTTTTCATGCCCTCTACGGCTTTGTTCTTTACTTCTGTACCCCATGTAGCCACTTTGGTAATTGCACCAGAAATGCTGTTATAAATCTTTTGCGGTATTTCCTTAACAATCGTAACAACGCCTGTTACCATGGCGTTCATTACCTCTTTGGCTTTCGTAAGCATATTGTTACCCCACGTAGCCACTTTGGTAACTGCCCCTACTATGCTGTTCCAGATTTTCTGCGGCAGTTCCTTAACAATCGTAATAACGCCTGTTACCATGGCGTTCATTACCTCTTTGGCTTTCGTAAGCATATTGTTGCCCCACGTAGCCACTCTGGTAACTGCCCCTACTATACTGTTCCAGATTTTAGCAGGCGTTTCTTTCACAATCGTTACAATGTTCGTAAGCATTGTGTTCATTACTTCTTTGGCTTTGGTCTGCATATTTGCGCCCCACGTAGCCACTCTGGTTACTGCGCTTACTATACTGTTCCAGATTTTCTGCGGCAGCTCCTTAACAATATCTATAACTTTCGTTACAAAACCTGTTATAACTGTGCCGCCTTTTTCCTGCATATTTGCGCCCCACTCTGCTATTTTCTCAACGCCCGCAGCGATTGCCTGCGGTATCAGAGTAGGTAGCTCTTTTATTTTATTTATGATTGTCGTTACCAGCTTGCCTGCCGCCGTCAAAATCTTAGGCAGCCCCGTAATCAGTCCTGTTACAATGGCTGCTATAATCTGCGGTATGGCTGAGATTAAAAGCGGTATTGCATCTATGATGCCGTCAATCAATGCAACTATAATATCGCCCGCACTTTCAATAATAAGCGGTATGCCCTCAACCAGTGCATTTATGATAGCCGTTATGATTTCCGGCAGTGCCTCAATCAGTACAGGCAGCGCTGCTACCAGCCCCTGTGCCAGCCCCGTAAGCAGCTGTAATGCTGCTGTAATCAGCAACGGTATATTTTCTATCAGCATGGTTACAATGTTCGTAACCACCGTTACGATTGTTGGCAGCAATGTAGGTAACGCTTGTGCGATACCTTGCGCCAATTCCGTAATAATCTGTACGCCTGCCTCTAAAAGCTGCGGTAATATAGTAAGCAGCGTATCTATGATTGTCGGTATAATCTGCCCGATTATGCTTATCATTTCCGGCAGCATTCCAACCAGCGTATTAAGCAAGTCCTGTACGCCGCTCATTAAAGGCGGTAATAACTCCTGTATAACCTGTGGTATATACGTTGCAAGCTGCTCTACGATTTCTCCCAGTCCGCTTACCAGCCTCGGCACTGTTTCTATTACCCTCGGTGCTATATTCCCTACCACTGTTACAATACTGTCTACCAGATTGCTTGTAAGCTGTGAGAAATTCGCCTCGCTGTCTGCCATTCCAGCTACCCAGTTGTCCCATGCTGAACTCATAGAACTAACCGAACCCTCTATTGTTGTACTTGCCTCTTTTGCCGTTGTCCCTGTTATGCCCATTTCCGTCTGTACGACGTGAATAGCGTCTACAACGTCTGAATATGATGAAATATCATACTTAATGCCGGATAGCTTGCTTGCATCATCAAGTAGTCTCTGCATTTCCTCTTTTGTACCGCCATATCCCAGTTTTAAGTTATCCAGCATGGTATAATTCTGCTTTGCAAAACCGTTATAGGCGTTCTGTATAAGCGATATATCAGTACCCATTTTATTTGCATTGTCTGACATATCCGTAATTGCCACGTTTGCCTTTTCTGCTGCCGCTGCCGTGTCATTATTCATACTGGCAAGCAGCGACGCTGAAAAGCTGGTAACTGTTTCCATGTACTCATTTGCAGACATTCCGGCTGTTTTATATGCGTCGTTTGCATAACCAACAACCGTATCAGACGACGTTTTGAAAAGAGTTTCTACACCGCCTACAAGCTGTTCCTGTGCTGCGTATCCCTCTATCGCTTTTGTGGTAAGCGCTCCTATGGCTGTTGCCGCTCCCGCAACTGCTGCCGCCGTCGCCGCTGCTGCTGCTTTAAGCGCTGTACCCATTCCGCTTAGCACGCTTGTAAATCCAGAAAATTTTCCCTTTGCGTCGTCTGCCTGTTCCCCGCTGTCTTTTATTTCCTTTCCCATTTCGTCAGCGGCTTTTTCTGCTTTTTCCATTTCGTCAGTCGTTTTGCCTAATTCCTGCTCTGTCTTTACAAGCGCTGCTTTCTGGTAATTTAACTGGGTTTCAAGTTTTTTACTTTCTTCGCTATTGTCTCCTGTTGCCTTGCGACATTTTTCTAAAGCCGCCTCGGTTTCTTTTACCTTTTTTGCCTGCTCGTCGTATGTTTTCTGTAGTACCGCCTGCTTTGCTTTCAGCGCATCTACGCTGCTTGCATTGTCCTTATATTCAGCCGTTACAAGTTTCATTTCAGAATTAAGCACTTTAAGGGTGCTGTTAATTTCCTTGCAGGCTGCTTTATACTCTGCCTCTCCGTCAAAACTTAACCTTGTTTTGACGTTCTGCGTCTTATCTGCCATAATTAAAAGCCCCCTAACGCTATGTCTATATCGTCCATGTTTTCTGTAGCTGCTGGTGTTCCCGCCTGTTCCTGTCGGAAAATGTGCGGGTTATATTCCTTGTGATATTTAAACAGTGTCGTTATCTGGTATGGTGTTTTTCTCCATGCCTCACGTTCCCTGTATCTCAAAAGCACTACTGCAATATACAAAAGCCGTGCAGTATCTAATTTTCCTGCACGGCTGCCCTGTTTCCCTCTTCTGTTGTTTCTTCTCCGTCGTTTTCGTTCTCTGTGTCGCTGTTGTCTCCCGCAGTTCCTCTGTAGAACGATTTAAAAATAGCATTCTGTACTTCCTGCAAATTTCCTGCGTGTATCAGTCTGCCTACCCTCTTCTCTTCAAGCAGCTGGGCGTTTTCGTCCTCTGCTAAAAGTGCCTCGTTAATAAGCAGCGTAAGTAACCACCTTGTATCTTTAAAAAGGTTTGGGTTATCTTTATTGAATACCTCACTTAATTTGTCGTAGCCCCCAAACTTTTCCTGTACTTCGTCTAATGCGTTCAGCGAAAAAAGTAAACCATATTCTTTGCCGTTCAGCTCTACGGGAAAAGCCCCGCTCTTTAATGCTCCCATGATATAAAATTAAGGCGCAGCCCATGCTACGCCTCTCTCCTTTCCTGTTTTATACACTTTCCATTGCTGCTGCCTTTTCCGGCACTGCTGTAAACCACGTTTTAGCCGCTGCGCTTTCCTCTGTTCCCACAAAGTCTGCTTTCCACAAGTTATCTTTCTTTCTTGTTGTAAAAGATGCCTCAATGTCCGGCGTGTTAAACTTGATACTCTCGCCCTTTGTTTCGTACTTTTCAGACGGTACTTTAAATTTTGCTTTAAGCAGCCATACGTAACGGTATTTACCACCCGTTTTCTTAGCTCTGAACCCTACAGCAACATACGGCGGCTCGTCCTCTTTTCCCGCCCATACTACGCTGTTCTTATCTACTGCCTGCCCCAGCAGCTCTGCCAGCACTTCCGGCGTAAGGTCTTTAATTCCCAGCTTAAGCGTTCCGCTTGCAAACTCCGTGACGCTCTCGCTTAATGTGTCGTCTGCATACAAGCTGCCGTCTGCTGTCTTTACGGATAAATCGGCGCTCATTGCCTCTGCCATTTTCTTAGGTGTCCCGTAGCTCTCTGCTCCGTCTGCCTCTGTGCATACGGCGTAATATAAATCTTTCAGTCCCAGTGTCATTGTTTAATCACTCCTCTTTCAAAATCTCGACTGTGATAGGCACTAACCAGTACCCCGTTTCTGTTTCATAGCTTTCTGCGTCTATGCTGTTGATATAAACGCCTGCTGCTTTCAATACCTCTTTTGTCTTATCAAGCTGCGCCTCAAAATCGCCCTTATGGAAAAGCGTAACTCTATACGTTTCCCTGCGCTCTTTCTCTTCGTCGTCTGCATTTACCGCAGGCGTACCCAGCAGCCGCAGAAACGTATAATATGCGTCTGGCTTATCCCGTCCAGTGTAAACGCCTCTCTGGGCTGGCAACCCTGCGCTTTCTAAAATCTCCTGTATACTCATTCGCCTGTTTCACTCTCCCATATACTGCGCTGTACCTCTACTACCTTTTCGTGCGCCTTTTCGTTTGCCACTGTCATATAAGGGCGTGCAGCGTGGCTGCTTGTGCCGTACTCTGCCACAAAGCCGATTGTTGCATAGCGCACCTTGCTTTTATCTCCTTTTCTGTCGTTTCCATGCTTTGCCCGTCCCTGTGGGTATATCTCTACGTATTTCTCCGTATCGTCGCCCTTTACGTCCGTAGCTTTTATGGAATTGATAAAACCGCCCGTTTCATTCAGTCCCATTGCCTGTGCCTCTGCTCTCTGCGCCTCTATCAGCACATCAGCACCAGCTTTAAGCATTTTGGGGACTGCCTCAACTGTAGCCGCCTCTCTCCGGCTGAAAGCGTCTATAATATCTTCCAGCCCGACTGTATTAAATTCTCCCATGCTTACACCTCGTTTCTGTGGCGTAAATCTGTAAGCGTAAGCTCTATGGTGTCTGTCCCTGTATCGTAGGTCTTAAGCACAAAATAGCGCCGCCCGTTTACTTCTACTACGTCCTCGCCGCCATAATCTGCCTTGTGTACCTCGTACTTTGCCTCTACCAGCTTTCCTGTCTGCTGGCTCTTAAAATATTCGCTATACCCTACTGATTTTTTATTACAGAATACAGTGCGGGCGCTTTCTTCCGGCTTTACTGCAAAGCCGTTTTTATTTACCCTGTTTTCTCCGCTTACCTCGCTTATTAGCGTTATCTCGTCTATCCAGTCCATTTTTACCACTCCTTTAGGTGTCCGTTTCGGACACATAGCCCAAATAGACGCTACCGCAATAACAGTTACCCAGATATGCAGCGTCGGTTTTATGCTCTAAAGCATCTATGCGCCCGTCCAGCGTTTCCATATTGTCGTAGACTTCTGAAAACGTATCATTTACAGCCTGCATATTGCTGTTTTCTCTGGCTGTTATCTCTGATACCAGCGCCTTTAAGCTGGCAAGGCTAAACCACCTCATACCAGCACCTCACTTACGCAAACATGGCTTTTACTTCCTGCTGCGTAATCTCTGTAAAGTCTGCCTCTGTAAGTGCAGTAAGTCCTTTGGTTACTGTAAATTTTCCTGTCTTGTTGTCATACGCAAGCCCCGTTACTACATTGCCTGCCCCCGTAGACGCTACGCTTAAGTCGTCCAGCTGAATAAGTCCCGCTACTGCTGCATTGATTGCCTTAGTAACGTCTGCGGTCTTGGCGTATGCTGTCAGCGCATTTGCAATGGCTGCCGTTACTTCTGTGGTCTTGGCATAGCTGCTTAAGTCTACTTTCCAGTCGCCTACCTTTTCCAGCTTTCCGTCAATTACCATGTACTCACTGTAAAGGTTTCCTGCCTCTCCGTCGGTATTCTTTACCATGTAGATTTTCTTTTCTGCACCGTCTACCGCTACGTTAATATCTGCCGTACTGTCTACCATTACACGGCTTAAGTGGTCTGTTCCAGCAATCGCCGTGGAAATAGCGCTTGCTATCTCCGTCGCTGTCATTCCGTCTGTGATGCCGTAACCCGCAAGCGTGGTGGCTGCATTTGCCTTGCCGTTTATAAGGTTTTTCAAATCGTCTGCCAGATTTTCTACCGCTACCTTATCAAGCCCCCCCCAGCGCTCCTATGGCGCTTTTCTCTGCGTAGCGGTCTTTAATTTCCGCTACCAGATAAGACAGCGTATTATAAGTTACTCTTTTAATCGCCATTCTGTCTGTTTCTCCTATCCGAATAAGTTCTTAATATCTTCCTCGTTTACCTCGTCGTCTGTACTGTCCGGCGTTTCGCCGCCTGTGTATTCGCTGGATAGGCTTAAATGAGTTTTCAAACACTCGTAAGACTTCCAAAACTGCTCTGATTTATCAGAATAGCCAAACTCTGCCTTGCAGTATAAGGTAATTGCCCTAATAATCAGTGCGTCTGTTTCGTCCAGTTTCTTTACGCCTACGTCCTGCAAATCCATTTTGCAGGCGGCTATACAGTCGTTTATTTCCTCTGTGATTTTCTCACTGGTGCTGCTTATACGCAGCGCCGCCCGCATCTTCTCGGTTAATGTTGTGGTATCTGCTGCCATAGCCTGCACCCTCTTTCTTACTCTGTCATTACTACTGCTACTCCTGCCTCTTCCAGAACTGCTGCACGTTCTTTGCTTACTGTGTAAGTTTCCCCCGTATCCTTAATCTGGTTTAATTCCTTGTCAAGAAAACGGCGCTTTGCTTTCACTTTTACCAGCCCTGCTGCTTTCTTTTCTTCCTCGGCTTTGGCTGCTGCCTCTGCTGCTGCCTTTTCCTCTTCGGCTTTGGCTGCTGCCTCTGCTGCTGCCTTTTCCTCTTCGGCTTTGGCTGCTGCCTCTGCTGCTGCCTTTTCCTCTTCGGCTTTGGCTGCTGCCTCTGCCGCTGCCTCGGCTGCTACTTTTTTATCCTCTTCCGTAAGTTTGCTGTCGTCTGGTATGTCTACCTCGACGGCTGCGCAGCGTGCAGCAATTTCTTTCTTTGTTCCCTCTGCATCTACGCCCAGCTGCTTTGCCAGTTCCTGCAAATCCTCTTTCTTATAGCTTTCCAGCTCTTTTGCGTCTAAGTATCCTTTCATTTCTTGCCTCGCTTTCTTACACTGCTGTTATGCCCTTTTTAACTAAGATAATGCCCGCAGCGTCAGCTACTTTGCCGTCCACTACCATTAAGCACTTATTCTTAATCTTGTTGTTGTCGTGGTCTGTCCACTTCACTACCTGCATTTCCATGTTGGTATTGATAACGTAATCGGAGAAATTCATAAATACTGCGATTACGTCGCCCTCGTTTGCGTCGTCCCAGCTCGGTAAAACGTCGTCCTCTACAGTTTCCACATTCTTACCCATGAAACGGTATGTTTCCTCTCCGTTTACGCCGTAGTTTGTGCGTCCGATAGGCTGACCGTTCTTATCTTCCATGCCGTCAATGCCAGTATCAAAAGTGGACTGGTTCATAACAAAGCTGCCGTTTCTGTACGCCTTTTTCATTTTGCCTTTTACCTTGTGCCAGCCGTTCCAGCTTGCGTACTCTTCCGGTGTCAGAGTAATTACAGCTGTTACCCTGCTGTCTTTCAGAACGCCCAGCGGCTGCCCCTCGCCTGTACCGTTGAAAATGGCAATTTCAATAGCCTTTACCATTGCCTCTGTTGCCATAGGTACAAACAAATCAGTAAACATTTTCAGCGTTACTACATTCGCCAAAATGCTCTGGGAAATTTTGCACTCCAAACCGTAATAATTGAATGTTACGGAATTTTTAGCAGATGCTTTCTGGTCGTCGCTGCTCTTTTCCTCTGTAATCCAGTGCGCAGTAGGCTTTAAGTCTGCAATCGGAATGGAAACGCCGCCCTGTACGTTAATCTTGCGCACCTTTGCATAAATGCTGCCGTAGCTTTCCAGTTTCTGAATGATTTCATTCATAATAGTTGTCGGAATTACAGCGCCACTGTCTGCTGTGGTGGTGGTTTCAGCTGCTCTGTACTCTGCCGGAATAGCAACGCCTCTGCATACATAATTCATAAACGCTTTTCTGTATGCCATAGTGTCGTATTTGTCCTCTGGTTCTCCTACTCCTGCGCCGCCTGCTCCCTTGAAATTTCTAAGCAGCGTGGCATCTGCTCCCGCTCCACCTGTCGGCTCTCCTGCTGCAATTCTTTCAAGCAGCTTTTTGCGTTTCTCTGCCGCTGCCAGTAAAGCGGTGCGCTCTTCCTGCAAGTCTGTTACCTCTGTTTCCAGTTTTGTAATTTCCTCGTCCGTAAGCTCCGCTGCTCTGGTGTTAAGCTCTTCTTTGATTTCGGCTAATCTTGCCTCAATTTCCTTTAATCTCATAGTCTGTGTTCTCCTTTTTTGTTTTGGTTTTTATAAGCTCGCCTTAATCTTTAGTATTGCTGCCCGCCTCTTAAGCAACTCCTGCCGCTCCCGCTCGTAACTCCTACTCGCAAAAGCACGGGCGCTTATTTCAGTATCGTTATTTGCCGGAATACTCACGGCTGATACATCATAAACCTTTTTGATTTTCAAAATTGTTCTTGTATGTGTTTCTCTGTCGTAACTTTCCTCTGCCACCGTAAATGCCCATGACATTTTAGTAATCATTCCTGCGCTTATGTCCTGATACAGCCCACGGGCTAAGTCTGTCCGGCTTAAGTCTGCTGCCACAAAAAGCCCCTTTACGTCCGGCTCTAAAATCAACGTATTATTTGACTGTCTGGCAAATACCCTGCCCTCATGGTCGTACTGCATAATAACGTCGCTCATGTCTGCGCTGTCTAATGCGTGTGCGTCTATTCTTTCGTAAATCTTTGTGCCGTCCTCAAACTCATATAAAAGGTATGGCGCATTAAATGTAGTGGCGTAGCCCTCTACGTAGCACTCCGACTGTATACGCTTTTCGCCGGAACTCTGAGCTACCAGAGGTGCTACCAGCGTTCTATATTCCCGCTCTTTCTTAACTGGCATTATTTACACCCTCTTTCTCTTCCTGTCCGTTCTGCGGCTCTTCTCCTGCTGCTGGTTCTGTCTGCTGTTGTACTTGCTGTATGATAACTGGCTGCTCACTTCCTTTGTGCAGCTCGCTTACCTCTGTATATTCCTTTCGGATATAATACTTTTCCCCGTCCTCAACGTGTGCCATGTTCCATATATCCATTACGCCGTTTCTGTTCAGTAGCGCACGGTCGAAAAGCTGTGTGCTTACGCTTAACTTTGTGGCGTTGCTGGCGTATTGTAGGCGGTTTGCAGAAAAGAAAATAGCATTGCCGCAGGCTCTTTCTCTCTCTGTAAAGCTCATATTTGTCATAACAAGCGATAGCTGTATTGCAAACGGTTCTATTTTTCCCTCGTAGTAAGCGTTCCACGTATTTTCATCAAATTTATTTTGCAGAATATCCATATTTGTACCAAAATGCGTACATACATTTTCCTGTATGTGCTGCATCTGCAATGCGTTTGGTGTATACGGTTTGCTTTCTACCTGTTTCAGCTCACTAAACTTGTTATCATAAATAATCATGCCGCTATCGTTGTCGGCGCTTAAGTTATCCTCTGTAAAGCGTTTCCGCTCTTTCTTTATATCCTCTGGTTTCAGCATATTTGCCACCTTTGCCAGAAAACGGATATTTGCAGAATTTTTTACAGCGTTTATAATTCCCTCATTCTGCGTATGTATCAGCTGCATAGTTGGTGCAAGCGTGCTGTTGTCCTCTCCGAAAAGGTCGTCTTTATATTCAAAGTCTGTCATAATGCCTACACGCTCAAACTCAATAGCTCCATAGCTGCCATTTGCAAACAGATACCGTAAATATAACTGCCCCTCACTTTCTACCACCTCACAGCGTTCAGCCCGCAGCGGATACCAGCCACACAAGCGCCCGTATTCGTCCTCGATAGGTATAATAAAAGCGGTGTGTTCCACCGCTACATACGTTGCCAGACGCTTTATAAATTTTGTTGTATCCATGAAGTAGTTGGGTTTATGCTGCAATGTCTTTTCCAGCGACTTAAGGGCGCTGCCCTCTATCTCCGGCTTTAGCTTGCTGCAATGTGTGGCAAAATTATTTATAGCCGTTC